CGTCAATAGATGGCAAATTTTTATTCTTGTCGTCAGACATGTTATGAGTATCTTAGTACTTTGGGATTTCTCTCCCTATGTTTTATTTATTATCTTCCAGATTGACAGATTTTAACATCTTTGCCAACTCAGCAGTGGAACCAACAAACAAGGAGTTATTAACTGTATTAGGACCTTTAGATTGTTTCTCCTCCTCCACATCTTTTAATTTCTTTTGCAAATCCATCAACTTATCAGTGGCATCAGAAACACTCTTAATTAATTGACCAGCAACTTCATATGCTCTAGGCATCTCACTGTCCTGTGCCAATTCAAGAATACCATCAATAGCTTCTTGACCCTTCTCTATTATACTATAAAGATTCCCTCTTGTATATTCATAGTCTCTTTCAATATCAGTTCTTTCATGCTTCTCAGGTTTAGTAATTCCAACTTCAGTTGCTTCTGTAGGGACTATATCTCCAGAAACATTAAATGCATCATTTAATTTATCAAATTTTTTAGTCATCATGTTGTCCCATCAAAACCAAAGTCGTCTCCAAATTCTATAGCAGCATTGTCTGTAGATGTGATGACTTTAACTTCTGCACCATTCACATGATCTGTGGCAGTAGTGTTGTCTTGACCTCTTCTAACTGTCAGTGCTGTTCCAGAAATAGATTCAACATACATTTCCTCCTGATCTATGTATATGTAATTGGTTGCTTCAATACCACTAGCACTAGTCACATTGATAACTGCAATACTCTCATCTATATTTTCACTTAGATTGGTGGTTACTGTGTCACCATATGATTTAGTTGCCCTTGGCACAACACTATAAGTGACCTCCCTAGTTGGAGTGGATGTTTTGCCACCAGCAACATAACCAACAGATGCCTTCTTGATGACATCCTTGGCAATATCTGTATTGACAGGACCAAACATATAAGTCTTAGCAGTGAATCTCATAGTATAGATGAGTGCTCTTCTGGTAGAAAAGTCACTTTCATAATCATCACTGGTGGTGATGGAATTTAAAACTATAGGGATATCTCTTTTTTCTCCAATAGTATCAACTAGATCTACTGAAACAGTATAGGCAGGTTGAAAGTATGGGAGTATCTGCTCTACTATCTGAAGCATATCATCATTCAACTTAGTGAAAATACTAAGTTCAAAGTCTAGATTATATGGTACAGGAAGATATGTTTTTGCTAATGTTTTCTTATCTCCTTTTACTCCCTTTAAAAATGTTTGTGTAGTTGTTGATTTCCTTGCAGGATCATAATTAAGACCATTTAATTCAAATGACATTCTTGGTAATGTAATTTGAACTGGTCTGTTTAGATCAGGGACTTGCTCCAGTCTTGCTAAAAACTTTTGAGTAGGACCATATGCCAAAGGAACTTTAGTCGTACTAACAACTGAATCATCACTATTAGTATGATTAATATTAATATTATTAAAGATAGAACCAAAAGCAATAATGGTTCTTCTCATTATTTCGTGATAAAAATATTCAAACATTGTTATAGTCCTGACATATTATTTAGGGCATTCCAAATGGATTGGTTTCAGTGAAGTCAATGATATCATCTGCCTCACTTTCTATATTAGTATTATCAGCAAACCCACTATCAACATTAGTGTCTGAAGTCTTTTGATATTCATATTGAGCACCAGATGTGCTACCTGTGATAACCTCACCATCAGTAAACTCTCCAGTGGTGATGGAAACCTTAAGTTCAAGTGTGGATGCATCCCATGATTTAACTCTACCAGTAGAACTACTTGCAGCACCAGTTACTACCTCATTAAACTCATAGTTACCTGATCCACCCATGAATGGTGCAGTGACTGTAATGCTAGGAGCAACAGTATATCCAGCACCAGAATTGGTGATACCAATTTGTGTAACAATACCTACACTATTGATGTATGCCACTGCAGTTGCTGTTGTACCAGAGCCAGGTGCCCCTGTAAAGGTTATTACTGGAACTGTAGAGTATCCAGTACCTCCAGAGGTAATTGTTACTATTCCAATGGCACCATCAGATATAGAAGCAGTAGCAGCAAAACCTGCTCCACCTCCACCTACTACCTGAACTTCTGGTTCTTGACCTATGGTGTATCCAAAACCTGGATTGATTAAATCTATTCTTTCTATCTTTGATGTCTTGTCTCCAGTATAATCAACTAAATCATCTCTCATAGATGCTACACCCACAGCAGTCAAACCTGCAGATGGAGCAGAAGAAATAGCAACTCTTGGAAGACTGGTAAAATCACTTCCTCTATTCAAAATAGTGACCTGTCTTATTGCACCATCAACAATACCTGTGGTGAGAACTGCTGTGGTTCCTGAAGACACTAAGGTAAGTGTCTCAATATAACCTGCTTTTTCTAAGTTATCATCAATGTCACCCACCCCAGTATCAATGACTTCATCCTCATATCTGTAAAGTTCACATCTAAGTTCATATACATAATTCTTTTTCAACTGGTAGAATGGTTTCTCATGTTCTACAAACTTAATTTCAAATAACCTATCTCCTAGTGGGAAATATATTAAGTCTCCCTCTTTAGGTCTAGTTGCTAATTCTATGTTTGGTATGTTCTTAATAAGTGGTGTGATATAATTTTCAAATCTATCTCTTGATATTACCAATGTCAAATCATCAAGAGCTTGAACACCAAACTTAGATAGGAGAGAACCTTGTCCCTCATATCCATCAAAAGTATCTACATATGCTTCTAGTGGAATAGCTTCCTCAAACTTAGATTCTATGACTTCCTGTATGACAGTATTTTTAGTCATGTATCTTCTAGGGATGTAGAAAATCTCCACCCCATACATTTTAATCTGTTCATTAATTAAACTCTGAACTAGATTTTGTTCACCAGAAGACCCTTGTAAAAAGAAAGGATTAAGTGCCATATTATTAACCTATCATATCTAGTGGAGGAAGTTCATAAGTATTAGACATAATCTCCCTTATCTTATCTAAGTCTTTTTCACCATCCTCATATATCTCCCTTCCATTCAATTCTACTCCACCTGGCAATTTAACACCTTGAAACTTCATGAGATTTTGTCCCCACTGTCTCTTGATAAGTGCAGTGGCATATGGTTTTAAAAATGAATCATTATATACTTTTGGATAATCATCTGGATTCATCAATCTAAAACAATCTATAACTAAAAAATCACCAACACTAACAGAACCCCAATCAATATCCAAGTACATTCTGTCTTGTCTTTTATTAAATCTAATTTGCTTCTCTGTGGTCAATAGAAAATCAATATCCTCTAGATATGTTTTTACCATAGCATAAGAAAGAAGTTCAGTGGAACCCCAATAATAAATATCATTCAAAAATAACTGATATTTAACACTGAACATATTGTTAGTGATAGTGTTAGTTCCATCAAAATGAAATATCTTTGTAACACCTATTATTTCATTTGGAATTACTAAGTAATTACTATTCTCCTCATAATCAAATTGAACTGAGGAACCAGCAACATCTCCAGTGGCACTTGTTGTTGTTATTCCAACTCCATTACTTCCTGCTTTTGCTTTTCCTCTATCAATATCATCTTGAGTTATCTTATACTTCATATAAGTTTGATAGACTCCATCAAAATGTCTTTCTTGAAAGTATTGAAGGGCATCATCTATCAAATCATCTATCTGTTCATCAGCAACATTTATTTCTAAAACAGGCGCACCAAGTTTTCTCTTGCAGTAATCAATCAGTTCTGATCTAGTTGAAGGTTGCGCCATCTATCTACTTTACTAGTATAATGTTATTTATGAAGGAGCAGAAGAGATACCAGGTATGACTAATACATCTCCTGACACTATTCTAAAAATTGATGATCCAGAACCAACTAAAACATCATATACATATCTTCCCTCTTTTAAATTTCTAGTAGCAGTAGACCCTAATGATATTCTGAACTCTCCACCCTTTGCACTTGTAAATCCAACATTGAATGTTGCTTGAGCACCTAGTGTTGCACCAATGGCAACACTCTTTGCAAGTTGAGCAGAACCAGTATATCCAGTAAAATCAAAAGCAGTTCCAGATGTGCCAACCACAGTGTAGTCAGCATCTAAGTCTGCCCCTGTATTGATGGTGAGATTTACACCATATGCAACACCTGAACTAGGATCAAAAGTAAAAGTGTTTTTAGCCATTAGATAGTGCTCTTAGTAAAGTTTTGATTTCATTAATATCATCTTTTAAATTTTTCAAATCACTTTCCATATTATCTATTCTATCTTGTCCTTGTCTCCTTTGAGCACGTCTTTTAAGATAGTTATCATATTGAGATGAATCATTATTTAAAATAGCTCTAGTGCTATTATCACGAACCAAATCAGTATGCCCTTTTACATTTGAATATTTCATGTTATGCAAGTGCAAGAACTCTTAGATTTCTCATTCTAGGTGGTTGTGCTTGGTTAGTACCAGTTCCAACCAACTTAATACTAAAGTTTCTAAATGTTGGTAAATTGTCAATTGTAAATTCATAATCATTATATACAACCTGATTAGATGTGTATGCTATCACATCAGTTTTTGGAACCAATTTATCAGGTAAACCATTACTGTTGTATGGATCTATCACCTGTCCAGTGTTGAACAAATTATTAAATCCAGGGAATGGTTGATAAACCAAATCACCATTAGGATCATCAGTTACAGCATAGAATGCTCTGATGTCACTAGTGACATTAACATGTGCTTCTAAATGAATTTTGATAGAAGTTGCTCCATTCTCTAAAGTAATTGGTTTAGTAGCATATACAAAAGAGTTAGGATCATCTAATAAATTATTAATCCTATTGTCAGTAACATAATTTGTAATTGGTTGATTCAATCTATTGGAAGTAAGGATAACAGCAACTCTATCCAAATCAATTATAGGTGA